TGGCTCTCCGCTTGTGGGCTGCTTTTGACCCAGCACAACATAGACCACGCCTCACTGCTAGGTGCATCGCTGGCCTGGGCGTCGCTAACCCTGATGTTTGCAGCTACCCACTCCACCGTACGCGGTGTGCTACAAGACTTCTCAGCGAAGACATCGCTAGAGGCGTCAAGAGAGTTCGACTGTCGCGTCGGACGCGACTTGCTAACGACCTTCTTGACCTCGCGAGGAGGATCATCAGATGGTGGTGGTGCGTCGATAGGGTCACCCTCTATGGTGTCGTAGGCCTTCTGCCAGGCCACGTCCGGCGGCACGCCCCGCTCCTTCAGCTCCTCGCGCAACCTAACAAAATCCGACCACCGGCCATTGCCGACCAGCTCGCGGCGCATATCCGCTTTTGCAAGTCTTCGTTTATATTCGTGCTCTGGCGGCCTGGTCATGAGCCCCCCCTGCTACCACGGCGACTGCTCTTCTGGTGCTTGTCATTGTAATCGTCATGATTGCGAGTACGCACCCGCTCCTCCATCACGCCAACTAACATCGAGATCCGATCTGCTACATACAGCAAATCAGTCCTCTCGTCGCCCTCTGGCAGCGTCTGCGATATATCCCACACCACCACGCTCAAACCACGCAGGCTGTTCATGACCTCGTGCGCTGTGTATTTTTCGATATTGTTCCTAGCAGCGAACTGCTCTGGCCTGCTACCTACTGCCCTCTGGTCCCAAGACGGCCTGGCTGTACCATCCCCCTGATACTGGTCCCCTAGCTTCTGCAGGTCGCAGTGGTGGATTACTCGGTCCAGTCGTCCCATTTTACCACATCTTTCAAATTCGCCGCGCTGGGGCGGGGGTATATATAGCAGAAACCAGCCGACCGGCGGGGTGTGGTCCAAATCTCGGAGGCCCTGCGCACGCCGCGCTACGCATGATAGTACCCGCCTGCCGGGCGCCGTGCTACTAGCAGACCGCCGCCGGTGCTAGCTGCTAGCCGGGGGTCCGATGCTACGTGGGGGGTGGGATCAGGGGAGGTGCTACGGGATCCGGTATCCCCCCTAGCACTATCGCCAGCCCCGATTCTGCACGTAGTCCTGGACAAACTGGTACCACCCCGGTCAGGTCAGCCACCCCAGCCTGTGGTACAATGACGACGGCCCTGCTACTGGCCGGTCACGGTGTTCCTGCTCACAGTGAGATGGCACCCGGCACCATGCCACGACCCCCCCCAGTAGCACGGTCACCCCGGACTTCCGCAGTGGAAGCCGGGCAGCTACTGGAGCAGACACCTATGTCTTCTACTACTGGACCCCTCCCCCTGACCCACGACCCCTTCTACGCTATCGACTGGTGGCAGAACAGCGCCAAGCCCGGCGTGATCCATGGCCGCCATGCCGACCGTGGCAAGGCGAGCGACTGCCTGATCACCCTCGGCGACGACGACCGCATCACGGTCAGCAAGCGCCGCAACGACCACTTCGAGGACGTGTACGTCGAGGCCGCCCGCAGGGCCGACGCTAGCCTCATCCGGCAGCGGGCCATCGAAGCTAGCCGTGCGGTCGACACCATCGACGAGATGTGCACCAACGAAGGCCTGACCAAGTCGGCTGCCTATCGCAAGTACGTCCTTAACTGCGAGGATATGAAGTGCATCACGCCGCTGACCGACCGGGTCGCTGCTACGTCCCTGACCGTGCGCCGCGCTCGCACGATTGTGACCTCCTACCTGTCCGACCACCCGGTCTACGACTACCCGCACGGGAAGGAATCGACCCCGGCAGCCAAGCCGTCCCTCGACCTCAGCGAGATCAGCACCACCGCCGCGACACCGGCAGAACCCGAGCCCGCTAGTCGTGTCGCCGCGACCCCGGCAGTCCCCGACGAGGCAGCACGCGCACGCGCCGTGCTCGCAGCCATCGACATCGACCTCGATGCTCTGGTCGCCGACCTCGCGCCGACGCCAGCGCCAGTGGTAACCGGGAAGGCGCACGTCGCGACCGCCGCGTTCGACGTGCCTGCCAGCAACCCGCACTTCTGCGTGCCGCCGGGGTCGGCGTGGCACGACGCGTTCGAGGCCCTGGACCTTGCGCACGCCGCCGGTAGCCGCAAGAACCTGCTGGTCACCGGCCCGACCGGCTGCGGCAAGACCGAAGGCGCGAACCACTACGCCGCGACGCGCAAGCGCCCGGCCATCACCATCGACTGCACGCAACTGGTCGAACCGACCGACGCATTCGGCGCGATGATCGCTGAGTCAGGCACGACCCGGTTCGTCCCCTCGGCGATGACCGAAGCACTCGCGACCACCGACGCGGTGGTCATCCTCGACGAGGTCAACCGCGCGCACCCCAAGGTGCTCAACTCGCTCTTCTCGATCCTCGACGGGCGCGGCACCGCTCGCATCGACTGCGTGCTCGACGGCGATGGCAAGCCCATCGAAGTGCGCTGCGCCAGCAACGTGGTCATCGTGATGACTGCTAACATCGGCGCGAGCTACCGAGGCGCGCAGCGGATGGACGACGCGTTCGTCAACCGCGCCGACTGCACCGTGCGCGTGGACTACCTGACCGCGTCTCAGGAGTGCAAGCTGCTGACCGCGTGCACCGGGATCAGCAAGCCCGACGCCGACGTGATCAGCAAGTTGGCAACGTGGACGCGCAGCGAGTCAGGGAAGCTGACCGGCGGCGCAGTCAGCAGCGCGGCCAGCACGCGCAAGTCGGTCTGCGCAGCGCGCATGGTCGCCGAGGGCCTGCCCGTAGCACGCGCCTGCAAGCTCGCGGTCGTGGACTGCTACCACGACGATACGGAGCGCGCAGCCGCCACGTCCCGCCTCATCGCACTCGCCGACTGACTCACCCCTACTACTGGAGACCACGATCATGCGATCACTTTCTGACCTGACCACTGAGTACGACGCGCACATGGCTGCCGGTGAGAAGCTCGCCGCGCAGCAGGTCGCCTACGAGATCACCCGACTGCTCGCCGCCTCCCTGACTGGCGACGATGCCACCACGCCCCCGGCACCCGAGGTACCCGATAGTCCAGGTACCGACGACGCCGACGCGCCTGACGAGGCCGACGCGCCTGACGGCGACGGCTCCCCTGTCGAGGCTGACGGTGACCAGCCCGGCACCGATCAGGGCGACGGCACCGACGCCCCGCCTGACAGCGCGCCCATCGAGAAGACCAGCGACGGCGACGCGCTCGCCGATCTGGAGGCATCGCTCAAGCAATTCACCGATGCCGCGATGGACACGTCGTGGGATGACAAGTGGCGGCAGCACCACCATCGCATCTCGTCCCGCCTGTCGGCAGTGCTAGCCGACCGGCTAGCGTTCGAGGACGCGGACCTGTCCGGCTACGCATCCGGCCACGACTCCGGTCGCCTGCGCGGTCGCGACGCGGTCAACGTCGCCATCGGCTCCGACCATCCATTCTCGCAGCAGTGCGTGCCCGACGCGCCGGGCCGCGTGCACATCATGCTAGCCGTCGATGCTAGCGGCTCGATGGGCCACCTCGCGGCGTACTCTGGATCGGGCGGCACCAACGCATTCATCGCTCACTGCATCACCGACGCCGTGCGTTCGGTCATCGCAGACCGACCAGAGATCACGATGGACGTATGCCTGTTCGGCAATAGCGCCCGGCTGATCGACCCGCCGCACGACTTCGATGCTTACTTCGCCCAGCACGAGCCCATCGGGAAGGGCACCGACAAGCTGGAGCTGGCCATCCCGATGTTGCGCGAGCAGCCCGCGTACCAGCACGCGCTAGCATCGCGCGACGCTATCGTCGGCATCTGCATCACCGACGCGTGCTTCGAGCCGAGCACCGTCTCGCACTGCCGACGCTACCTGCGCGACTCTGCATCATGCGAGTCGTGGCTGGCCGTGCTCGCCAACGGCTCCGATGCCAGAGTCGCCGCTGACATCTTCGGCGACCGCACCGTCGATGCGACTACCAACCTGACCCATGCAATCCACTCCATCGCACGTGCGATTCAGAGTACAATCGAGCGCGCGGAATCCATCCGCGCCTGACCCTTCCAACCTGCAACTGGAGACAACAATGAACACCGAAGTACAGACCGTCACCCTGATCATCGCCGCCAGTCAATTCCCGCCGACCGATGACGAGATCATGCGAGGCCTGGATCAGGCCATGTATCTGATCAAGGACCGACTCACCGACATGCAACTCGATGCACCCGAGGGAACGCAGGCGTTCCCTGACCCGCCGCGCGGACTACACTTCAAGCTGTCGCACGTCGGCTGCCCGCCGGACAATCAGGACGGGTTCAGTGTTTCGTTCTTCGTGCATCACGCCGAGGAGCGCACCAACCACATCGATGAAGTGTGCGCACTCTGGGCGGCGATGGCATGGACCACCATGCACGCCTGCGAAGCGCGCACGTTCGACGAGCCGCTCCTCTCCGGCTGGTACGACGTGGACGGCGAGGTTCAGGTCAGGGACATGAGGTGCTCACAATGATGCCACCCCGATACGACGGCGACCGGCCACACTGGCTGCTGACCGCCTTGCCTTGGTTCACCGCCCTGTTCTTCCTGCTGCTCGTCGCCCTGCGCGGCGGCTAGCAAACCAACCGCAACCCACGCCCCCGGCCCTCGTGGTCGGGGGTTTTTTTTGGCCTACCTGGATATGGTGCTAGCGTCGCACGTTCCCCTGGGGATGGCGCTAGTCAGCCAGGTGGCTCGCCCTGCTAGCAGAACCGGCTGACCCAGGGCGACGACGACACCTGGCCAGATGGCGTGCCCGATGGCGCGGGCGATGATAGTGACGTTCGTTGTAGCCGGGCGACTAGCAGGCCTCGCGCACAAACACGACGCCACAGATGCCGAGCCACGCAGGCGCAGGGCCGTGGTCCCACCGTGCAAAGTGCATCTTCTCGCCACGGTAGTAGCTGCGGTACGAGCTGACGTGGTCTGGCTGTTTGTAGCAGTCAGGCATGGCCAGCGCGTGCGGGGTCAGCAAGCCAACCGGCAGCAGGTCAGTCATGTCTGCAAGCTGATCGATGGGTGCGGCGCAGGCGTGGGTCTTGTCGAACCGCATGGTGTACTGCCTGCACAGCTCCTGCCCGTGTCTGGCCAGCCAGATGTAGTTCGACGAGTTGTCGCCACACCACAGGGTGCAGGGGTGACTTTTGTATCCACCTTTGTACGGCGTGCCAGCCTGGGTCAGGGGCATCTGGTCCAGAGGCCTGCCGTGCCTGACCTGCGCTGCTGCCAGCATCTGCGCAGTCTCCACGCACATCTTCGGGATGTGCTTGTCGCATAGGTCAGCAGCAGCCTGCACTGGATCGTGGTTGGTTGCGAAGATGTTCATGCCCGTATAATACAAGGTAGAGGTAGCCGTGTCAATTTAGAAAATCTCCAACATTGCCGCGTGATCCTGTTGACATGCATGTATAGACACGTTAGATTGCTGTCATGAGAGTCAAGATTACAACACGAATGGCCATGTATTCCACGGCAATCGTACTGACTGCCTTCACCATTCTGACCTACTACTGGAGCACCTGATGCACAACATCACCCTAATCCCGGAACTGATCATCACGATTGGTGACGTTTGCGACCTTGAGAATCAACAGTTGAAGATCAAGGCAGAAGTACAAATTTCCAGCGAGCAGCACGAAGACGGTTACACGGAACTGACCGGCGTGTCTATCCACAGGATCATCTCAGTCGATCTCTGCGAGAACAGGCTCAACGCCTCCGCGCACGATGCAATTCAGATGTGGTTGGAGAAGGACTTCGTCGCGGACATGAAAGAGTCCGCCCTGTACGCCGCCGTCATCGACAGAGTTGATGGCTAATCAATGAAAGAGAGGGCACAGATGCCAACGCCAATGCACGCGCATTTCAATTTCTTGGACGCTCTCAGGGAGAGCGGCTTGGTCAACATGTATGAGTCTGTCAGAGTCCTGCAAGAGGTCTACGGCATGTCAAAGCCTGACGCGGTCAGGACATTTTCAGAGTGGTGCGAACTAAAAGAAGAGCAAGCAAGGGAGGCCATCGATGGCTGAACAGGAAACACAGAAAGCAAATTTCGACACGGACGAGCAGGTCATGGCGGTCACATGCCACAAGGACTACCAGATGAAAAAGCTGTCAGTCGAGTTCTCGGTGCCGTCGCACCCAGGGATACTCATGCTGCTCATCAAGCACCTCGACGCGATGGGCGAGCAAATTGCACAAGCCTCACTGGTTGACACTGGCATTAACAAGAAGGATTACAAAAACCCAGGCGATTTGCTAGAGGCGCTTGCCACGCAGGAGGGCCGAATGATTTCTGGCTCGCAGTGGGTGCAACTGACGAAAGACATGAGCGATCTGTGTAACGAGCTGTCTCGGTTCTGCGACGACGAGATCAAAGAGTTTCTCGGGCCAGACCTGGAAGCGCTGCTCAGGAAGATGGGCGTAGCAGACTCAGTGTGATTGTGTGTTTTTGGACTGGTGGGCCGCGCATACCAGAGGGTCAATCACGCGGTTTCAGACAAAGGAGACTCGACGATGAAAATCGACGCCGCCGCAGAGATGCGTGCAAGAATTGACGAAGCGGTAAGTATCTACGGGATCAGGTACTCGACGATTGCCAAACTAGCAAACATGCCACCCGCCAACCTTTCCCTGTACAGGACCGGCCAGCTAGCAAACCCAACAACCAAAACCCTGAACCGCATCGTCGAAGCGGTAGAACAGGCTATCGATGCAAAGTACAGAGAATCAATGCAAATCGTTGCCCATCATGATGAACGACGTTCACACGACCGATTTGACGGAGCCGTGCTTGCGCAAGGTTCTGCTCAGGCATCAGGGCAAGAGTGAGCCCGTCGCGCCCACCGCGCTGTTTCGTGGGCTGCTGGCTGGCAAGGCGCTGGAGAAGCTGCACTTCTCAGGGGACGTAGCTGATCACGACTACGAAACGATCTGGTCCAGCCTCGTCGCCGAGCTTGCGACTGAAGGCAGAGAACCCAGCGAGTCAGTGGCCAGCAACAGGGACACGATACTCGGTCAGGTCACGACCGTGGTCGAGGCCTACAAATCCAGGCTGATGCCGTTGTTCGACAAGTGTGACGTGATAGGCACTGAACTGCCCTGCCGACTCACGATTGGCGAGGTCAACTACGCCTCGCACGTAGATCTGCTGGTCCGCGACACTGACGATGTGTTCGGTTACGGCAGGGGTCGAGTTCTGTGCATTGACTGGAAGTACCGTGAGGAGGTGCCGACCAGGGCGTACCTGTCTCGCAACCTGCAGTTTGCTATGTATTGGCTAGCAATACTGGAGGGTTCGGTCATGACCTTCCCGGCGTTCGACCAGTGGGAATCCCTGGGAGAAAACGCGCAGATGCTTTGGTGCCACCTGCCTTATCTAGCACCGTTCAAGCGCAAGACGACTTGCAAGGATGCTAGCGGAAACGCGGTGACGTTTTTCAAGGGCGACGACCGACCAATCAACAACATCCTGCGTGACGTGAACTTCAAGACAGAGTGCATCGACAGCATCAAGGCAGACATGACAGAAAGAGTCGAGGTCATGCGCGCCGGGTATTTCCCGAAGTCTCCTGAGCCTGTACGATGTACGACCTGCGACGTGCGTGAATTCTGCAACAGGGGTGATACCCCAGAACTACTGGAGAACGAAACATGAAACGCAGTCCATGTTCCACCAATAGTAGAGGCAACGGACGCTGTATTGTAAAACACCACGCCACACTCAAGATTCAGAAAAGAATGAACAGCACAAGGGTCGCACCCAGAACTGGATTCAAAAAAAGAAAGCGCAACTGAAAGGTAATCGCAATGCCAAACATCCAACCTGCTACTGAAGCCATGACACCCATGGAGGTCGCGCAAGTCTTCGTTGACAGCGGCATGTTCCCTGACGCGAGGAGCGTTGCCGTCGCCGCGTCCAAGCTGATCGTCGGTCGCGGCCTGGGGCTGACTGACTACGACAGTATGAACGGCCTGCACATCATCAAGGGGAAGTGTGTCCTCGCGAGCAACACCATGGCGGCTGCGATCAAGGCGTCCGGTAAGTACGACTACCGAGCCAAGACCACCACCGATAGCTGCACGATCACGTTCTACGAACGACACGGTTCCGAGACCACCGAAATCGGCACAACCTCGTTCACGATGGACGACGCCGCCAACGCTGGCCTGCGCGGCGACAACTGGCGGAAGTGGCCCAAGGCCATGCTGTTCGCCAGGGCGATCAGCGCCGGTTACCGTGAGCACTGCCCAGACGCTCTGGGATCGGCTCCCGTGTACGTCATGGAGCACGGAGAGTCAGAGATACCCGACGATCCCAAGAAGCCTGTGGTGGCACAGAGGGAGACTCCTCAGATCGAAGAGTCAGAGCCCGAGGATCCGAAGCACAAGCTGATCGATCTGGTGCAGAAGTGGTGCGGCACCTCGGTCGGGCAGCAGACTTTCATCAAGGCGAAGCAGATTCTCTCCATCAGGGGGGTTGCCACGGATGGCAGCGCCTCCTCTGAGGACATAGTCGCCGTGTGCGAGTGGGTACAATCTGGTATAGATCAACAGAAAACACTCGAAGAACTGCTGTCCGGCAGCCCGGCAATCGCCGAACACTTCGAGGTCACCGATGTTACACCAATTGACGAAGCCGACCCCTGGGGCGAGTAAGGACAAGCATGGACGCTATTGAGAAAGTCACGACCCTGATCGAGGCCACTGAGAGAATTCAGACGGCAGAGCAAAACGTCAGAGACAACTGGGTCGTGATGGCCGAGACACTGATCACCGTCAGGGATGACGAGTTGTGGAAAGAGGGTGGGCACGCCGGGTTCATCAGCTACATCGAAGACGAGCTAGGCTACGGCAAGCAGTGGGCGTACAAGCTGATGAAGACGCCACAGGTAGCGTCCGTAATTCCTGTTACCAACCCGTCAGTTGCATCAGAAATCATCGCCCTGCCGGAGGAGCAGTGGGAGGAGGCCTGGGCTGGGGCGAAAGAAATTTCGGCCACGAACGAGCCAAGCTCACGCCACGTCAGGCGTGCCGTCAAGGCCATCAAGGATGGTCGTAGCATAGCTGATGAGATAGCAAGAGTCGAAGAGAAGCGCAAGATCGTGCCGTCAGAAGACCTGCCGGACCCAGATGCAGACAAGCTGGAGCAGGCACAGCAAGAGTTCGACATGATCAAAAGGGAGATGGCGGCGCTGTATCGCAAGATCGACGTTCTCAGTGCAAGCGCTGCGGGTGTCTGGATAGACATGCACCACGTCAAGACCGACTTCCAGAATCTCAGCAACACCATGAAGTTTTCCCGACCGTACGCCGATTGCATATTCTGTAACGGTGAGGGATGCGAGAAGTGCCTTCACAGTGGACTGCTGAACGAGGAACGATTCAACGCCTACTCTGAAGGATCGGAGTAGGCAGATGGGCGCATTCATGGACGAGAAACAAGCGGGAGACCGCCCGACTGACAGCGAGATCACAGAACGTTTCCCCATGACCACAGTCATGTCAGCGTTCTGCCTCTGGCACAAGTGGTCGAGGGAGGAGAGACAGTTCACACAAAACGAGGTGGGCCAACTCGTCGGTGAAATCCTCTGGCAGATGATGGTGTCGTGGGTGTCAGAAATATCTGAGACTAGCGAGCGCCGCGAGGTAACGTCTGAGTTCATCTCTGACGTGTACGCCCTGGCTGTCATGGAGGTCGAAGGTGGTGACCGGAAAGAAATAGCAAGAGCTGCAATCGAGGGTTTACACAAGAAAAGAGGATAAGATGAAACTGCGCCCCTACCAGCATGATGCAGTAGCAAGCTGCAAGTCATCGCTGGAAAAGGTGGGCTCGACACTGCTAGTCATGCCCACGGGAACTGGAAAAACGGTAGTCTTCTCACAGCTAGTCCGTGACAACCCAGGCAGATCGCTCGTGCTAGCGCACAGGGAAGAGCTGATCTACCAAGCTGCCAGGAAAATCGAGAACGTATGCGGGTTCAGGCCTGCTATAGAGATGGCAGAGCTGAAGTCGAACGAGTCGATTGGCGGTGGACTGTTCCAAAACAGATGCGTTGTTGCCAGCGTGCAGACGCTGAACGCAAAATGGGGCAACAGCCGCAGGAGAAACAAGTTCTCGCCACACGACTTCTCGCTCGTGATAATCGACGAGGCACACCACAGCGTCGCCTCTTCGTACATGGACACCATAGAGCACTTCAGACGTAACAAGGATCTCAAGATATGCGGAGTCAGCGCCACACCAGACCGTGCAGACAAACAGGCTCTCGGCGCAGTGTTCGAGGACGTAGCGTACACCTATGAAATCTTTCAAGCGATCACGGATGGCTGGCTCGTACCAATCGTCTCAAATCAGGTTGTGGTGCAGTCACTCGACTTCAGCCACGTCAGGAAAACGGCAGGCGACCTCAACCAGGGAGATCTTGCTAAGGTTGTGGAACTTGAGTCGAACCTTCACGGCATTGCTACTCCTGTCGTTGAAATTGCTGGCAACCGCAAGGCGCTCATCTTCGCGACGACGGTTAACCAAGCGTACGATCTATGCGCAATCATCAATCGCCACGGCAAAAAAGCTGCGTTCATCCACGGCAAAACGCCGAAGGACGAGCGGCGAGAAATAATCCGCAGGTACGCTACCGGCGAGTACCAGTTTCTCTGCAACGTCGGCATTGCTACCGAGGGCTTTGACGATCCTGAGATAGGCGTCGTCGCCATTGCCAGACCAACTATGTCCAGAGCCCTGTACACGCAGATGGCTGGGCGAGGCACGCGTGTGCTGCCTGGAGTGGTGGACGGCATACACAGCCCAGAGGACCGCAGAAAAGCAATCGTCGAAAGTAACAAGCCGAACGTCGAGATCATTGACTTCGTTGGCAACTCATCGAAGCACCGTCTGGTCACATCTGCCGACATCCTGGGTGGCAAGTACCCCGACAGGGTTGCGGATCGCGCTGCAAAGATTGCGCAGAAGAGTGAGGATCCTATGGACCTCATATCTCTGATGGAGCGCGCGTCGCAGGAGGAAGAGGAGGCACAGGTATCCGGCCTCACGGCAAAGGGCGACCAGTACAACCTCACCGCCAAGGCAGTCTACTCGCAGAAGAAGGGCGACCCGTTCGATGTACTGAACATACAGCCTCACCGCCTGCTCAAGAAGACTGACAAGGTGCTGTCCACAAAGCAGACAAACATGCTACGCAAGAGTGGCATCGAGGTTGACAAGCTGAACAACCACCAGCAGGTCGTGTTGCACAACGAGCTTATCAAGCGCATCAAAAGAAACCAGTGCACATACAAGCAGGCGAAGTTGCTGAAGAAGTTCGGTTACCGAACTGACGTGTCGTTTAAGGAAGCGTCTGACAAGATTACACGCCTTGCTAGCAATGGATGGAGGCGCATATGAGCTGGGTGCGTGTGTCGTCGAACAAGCCGTGCCCTGTCTGCGGCAAGACTGACTGGTGCTCGATCAGCGAGGACGGGTCTGCCTGCATATGTCCGAGAACTGAGAAGGGCAGCAAGAAATACATAGACGGGTCAGGGTATCTGCACATCCTGAAGGAAACGGAGGATTGGAAGATCGAGCTTGCGAGGCCGGAGCAAAAGCAACTGCCCGAGCACAACGAGGTGCTAGCAATAATTGCCCGCAAAATGTGCAAGGCGATCACAGAGGAGAAGCTGGTGGATCTCGCTGAGAATCTCGATATCAGCCTCGCGTCACTGAAAAGGCTACACCTGGGCTACTCGTTTCAGCAGGGCGCGTATTCGTTCCCCATGCAAAGGCACAAAAACAGGCTGATCGGTATACGTATGCGAAACATGGACGGCAAGAAGTGGGCGGTCAAAGGTTCGCGCCAGGGCCTGTTCATACCCTCTGGCCTGACAGGCAAAGGTGGCATTGTGATCTGCGAAGGCCCAACGGACACCGGGTGCCTGCTCGACATGGATTTTGACGCCATCGGAAGGCCGTCATGCAACAGCGGTACAGACCTCATCAAAGAGGTCGTTAGTGACAGACACGTCGCAATCATGGCTGACTGTGACGGACCTGGGCTCGACGGAGCAGAGAGACTGGCGACGAGTTTGAGAGATTGCTGCAGATCTGTTACTGTTGCGATCCCGCCAGCCAAGGACGCGAGGGAGTTTGTCCAGCAGGGAGCGACAAGGCGAGACTTTCTGGAGTTGATCAAGGGCAAATGATCTGGACCTGCACCATTCCTGACTACGACCTCATCAGCCCAAACGCTCTGATGCGTATGCACTATCGAGTGCGCATGAAGGAGCACGAGAAGCTGGTCGAGCTGCTACGGGTATTCGGCGACGAGGTAGTGCCCTTTGATGTGCCAGTGGACATCAAGGTGGTGCGGGAGTATGGCCACCGCAAGCGGAAAATGGATCCCGATAACCTGTACGGCTCATGCAAACTTCTTCTTGACGCGATACGGCAACCTAGCCCACGGTCGAAGAAAGCTAGCCTGGGGCTCATCGCGGATGACTCGGACGCACACATACAGAGCCTCAGTGTTACCCAAGAAAAATCTACTGACAAAACCACAAGAGTCCGAGTTGTGGTAGAATCAGAGACTGAATTCCAGTAGCAGGCCGTCGCTCACTTCGCTGTGAGCGGCGGTTTTTTTGTCGCGTCGGACGCGACTACATAGGCACGGACGCCAACCCACGTTCACCTGGGAAAGTCTTGCGAGACGGTGATCAGCTAGCGGCTAGCTCTGTGCGCCGATTGTGACCCATCGGAGGGGTCGGCGTACGACACACTGCCCCTCCCGCCAGTCCGTGATGGGTAATGCGTGGCAATGGTTTTTCCGATACCCACGTTGTGCTAGGGGTCGGTACGCCCACAGCGAAAGCTACTGAAAAGAAATCTGGTGTCTCATGGATCAAAAGGATCAAGGAAAGACAGCCGCGAACACAATGATCGCGGTTCAAACAGTTGTCTTGTGTGCTGCCGCTGCTGGTGTGTTTCTGCAAATGGGACGCAGAGACCAGACCATGACAATGAACTCACTCCACATTTCGGAACTTCGTTCGATCACGCAAGATCTGGTTAAGTCGCAAGTGCTGTCTGAAGCAAACGACGCCAACCACTCTGGAATGATCGCAGACCTCCAGCGAAGGGTCGAGGGGTTATCTGAAAGGGGCAACGGCTGATGGAACACATCACCACTGTGATCATCAGTATCGCAGGCCCAGCTATCCTCGGCGTGTTTGGTTTTCTCTGGCGCGTGAACAGCAAGATTTCCATTCTTGAGCGAGACATCAAAGCTCACGACCTACGCATACGCAACAACTCCAGCCAACTGTCCAAGCATTTCGACAAGGCTTTCACCATCCGTAAGAACGTCGAATGATGATAGTGCGAACAATGGCTTTGTTGGTTCTGGTGTTGTGCTCGTGCTCTGTGACGCCCAGGGTTTCCTCGCTCACACCAAAATACGTACCGGATGTGACGGCACCGCCGGGGGAGCCGCTAGCGATGTTGTCATGGATCTCTGGACTGAGCATCCTGGGCGGCATCGCGCTTCTTGTTGTAACCAGCGGTCGCAAGGGCAAATGGGCAATCGGAGCGGGGGTCGGATTGATCCTGCTCAACCTTCTAATTCACAGATTCGACAACTACCTGTTCATACCAGTCCTGGTTTGCACAGGTCTCATCTCAGCGGTGTGGACATACAAACTCATCCGCCAAACACTCACGGAGAAGAAAAACAAATGAGCGCATTCCTCGGAACTATTTGGTTCATGATCATCGTCGGCGCCGCTGGCTTTGTCGCTGGCATGGTTTTCAAGAAGCCCTTTCTCAAGCTGATCACTGGTGGCAAGTATGCTGGATAAGATTCACCGATTTCTGCTTGACGAGCAGGGTTCGATTTCTGCTGAGTACACCGTTCTGACCATGGTCATGGGCGCAGGGTCTATCGGCGCTGTCGCGTCTCTTCGAGATGGCCAGATCGAGCAGTTCACCATCGCAGAGGAAAGACTCTCCATTGAGAGCGATTCGTCTGGCGCCAACACTGGCGGCGGTGGTTAATGAAAAACATCCGGCGGGGCCGATGACTTGAGTGATGGAAACACGACGCAAAGCCAAAATCGCCGCCATATCCTGTACGCACTCTCCGTTCACACCACCGGAGACGCACAACTGGATTCTCGATCAGATATCTAACATCCCTGATTTAACGCATTTCGGGCATCTCGGGGATGTTTTTGAGTCCAGCGCAGCGTCTGTCCATGCTCACGAGGACACTCACACGCTAGAAGATGAGTACGAGCATGGTGCCAACTTCCTGAAGTCGATCAGAGAAGTGCTGCCAAATGACTGCAATCGATGGATAAATACAGGCAACCACGACGATAACATTCTAGCCAGCGACCCCAGGCGTATACCGGCATCGCTACGCAGTCTGGTGGATTGGCGTAACCACCCAGAGTTCGGCGAGGAGTTCCAGCAGTGGTATTGGGTGCCGTATGAGAAGTCGTCAAAGGGTGTTTACAAAGTCGGGCAATGTCTTTTCTACCATGGGTTTGACTGCTCCATGAACAGCGACGAGCTAGAGGGCCTGCAGATGATGAACTGCAGTAGCTGGCTACCACACGGTTTGACGGTGCGCGGGCACACGCACAGGCCCGTGGCGCCCACACAGAGCATGAGAACCAGGAAGGTGCCCCTGCCCTTCTGGTATGCCAACGTGGGCACCTGCGGCCCTCTCAAGCCCAATTACGCCAAAAGAAAAGACACAAGCCTGTGGGGGTCTGCGATAATCTTGATCGAGTGCATCTGGGACAGGCCGTCCAAGCTGAACGGTAAGTGCTGGGAAGCCGAACTGATAAGGATGAATGGATGATCACGCCAGCAGAGAAAATGAAAACCGAGGTCTCCAAGCATGTGAAATACTGGATGACTGAGTTTGACCTGGACAAATGGCAGGTATCTGGCGTTATGTTTGACATAGCAATGGACTTGCTAATGGTTATCGAAGTAGATGACGATGAAGAAGACGAGTAACCCCCTAACCACGAGGTGAACTATGGCTAAACGAGGACTGTACGCAAACATCCACGCCAAGCGTAAGCGAATCAAGGCTGGCTCTGGCGAGAAGATGCGGAAGCCAGGATCGAAGGGTGCCCCGACTGCCAAGGCATTCGCGAGATCTGCTAAGACTGCCAAGAAGCGACGCAAGTAATGGCTAAGAAAACTCCAGCCTGGCAGCGCAAGGCAGGCAAAAACCCTAGCGGTGGCCTGAACGCCAAGGGGCGTCGTAGCTACAAAAAGGGTACACTAAAGCCGCCAGTCAGCGCGAAGCAGGCGAAGACAAGTAAGAAAGCCGCAGGGCGTCGCAAATCGTTTTGCTCTCGCATGTGCGGCATGAAGTCTAAGCTGACTAGCGCTAAGACTCGCAGAGATCCGAACAGCAGGATCAACAAGGCGCTTCGTAAGTGGGACTGTTCATGCTAGATTTTCTTTGGCGAAACCGGGTAAGAAAAGAAATCGGCCTGTGGTGCGAGCATGTGCTCGACCGACCGTCGAAGTTTTTTAACGGACTCGCTCCGTGCCCGTTCGCCAAGTCTGCCTGGAACACTGGCAAAGCCAAGTTGGTATTTGGCAATGCTAGCGATGTGAACAGAATCATGACCTGCTGGGACGACAAGCACGATCTTGTCATACTTGTTATCAAAAACGAGAAGGAGTTTGACCGTGTCGCGTGGACCTGCAAGGTGCAGAACACACGGCACGCTGACTCAGATCTGTACGCTATGGATTTTGTGCCAGGCGAAGGAATCGACAGTGGCCAGCCAGACGAAGAAATGGTTGACTGGCCACATGTGATTGAAAAAGATTACGCGATGGTTTTTGTGCAAAGAATCTCTGAACTCCACAAAGCCAGCGCATCCCTTGAACGCAAGGGTTATTACACCAACTGTTCTCCTGAGTTCAGAAACTACGTTCACGAAAGGAACGATAAACATGCGCGGCAAGAAGAAGACTATGAAGAAAAAGGGTATGGGCATGAAGAAGAACGGCAGCAAGAAGATGCCTGCCGCGCTGGCTAAGAAGCTGGGCAAGAAGCGTAAGTAAGACCAGTTCCCTTACGCCTATAGGAGAATCTCATGACAGCACCAGGAAGTTTAAGAAATCCATTTCTGGGACATATGCGACTTGCCTCAGATGACGGAATCGTTTCCACCGGCTCTACCGGACAAGCGGCGTTCGGCGGTGGGGGACTGTTCAGAAGGTCCGCCATCGAGGCAGCCGTCACTGCCGGAGAGGCTGCGCTCATTGACACAGATGGGGCTTCATCGCTGTTTTGCAAGTGCCTCATGGGTGAATTGACTGGCAGCGGCAGCGGGACTACTGCTCCGGCCATCAACTTTTACGGCATAATTCCCTCTGGCGAACTCGATGAGGCAGACGGACACGACAACCCGTTTTTCGTGGTTCACAGTGAGATGGTCAAGAACACGATTGCTAGCGGTGACGTGACCGGGACTTCTGGCAACCCCGCAGTCGTGAGCGGCACTGGCAAGGAGTTTTTCACCCATCACGATTGGGATACCTCTGCTGTAGGCGTAGGGAACATTCTTTCTTTGAACATCGTTCACTACCAATACAACGGTGCCAAAAACTCGGCGCTTTCTATGCTGAACTTTGCCGAGGTCGGAAGCAATGACGACGACGCTGGTTTTGTGTTTTGCCATACCGCCCGTATGTTCAACCAGATGTTGATCACTTTCAACAAGGGCAGTCTCGCTACTGCTACTGGCAATTTGTACTTTGCGCCCCTGTATCACTGATGGCAAAAAAGAAACGCAACTACCGTCGTGAATACGACACCTACCACGCCAAACCTACTCAAAAAAAAGCTAGGGCTAGTCGTAATGCTGCACGTCGGAAGTTGTCAAAGTCAGGAGCAGTTCGCAAAGGTGACGGCAAAGAGGTAGACCATAGGAACGGTAACCCTCGCGATAACAGGCGCAAAAACCTTCGAGCCGTTAGTCGGCGCGTCAACAGGAAGAAGGGCTAACCATGGCAATTAGCGCTACAGAAATTCAAAAGCAAGTGTCATATTTTCTTGGGTATGGTTTCACTGCCACCCCTGGTGGAGATCTGACACTGCTCGTCGCTAGCATCGTAGATCAAGCTACAGATGTTTTCACGCAAGCAATAGAAAGCCCGCTGGGCAAACCGTACCAAGACCAACCGCACAGGTGGTCATGGCTTCGCGGCACAAAAACTATTGTCATCGACGAGCCCGTGACGTTCTCGCAGGACGGGGCTGCTGGTTTCAAGTTGCACAGCAACGTAGCTGGCGAGCAGTGTCCACAGATCGCCAATGGAGTCCTGACTCTTGGACTCGACTCGACTACCGAGTTCGACAAAATTAACAGTGGCACCTTGCAGTGGATCAAGAGCAACGAATGCATCATTCAGATCTCAGGCATAGGCTCGAACGTAGACGGATATCACACCCCTACCGCCGTAACCATGGCTAGCCCGGATGTGACAGTCACTCTTGCTGATACATCTTTGACGGTGGCAGAAGGCGACGTTGCCAAGGTTGCTTCAGGCACACAGAGCGGTGTGTCGTATACGTTTTACAACGCATACGCCTCTCCGCCTGACGACAAGGACAGAGTGGCTGGCTACATGACTCACCAAGCTGACTCAGGCGAGGCCAACGTGGACATCATCAACATTGGCGCTTTGCGCGACATGTACGCCGCTGAGTCAGTCTATTCTGACGCACCCAGGTTTGTAGCCTATGACCCGACGAAGCAGGACTTTCAGTTTTTCCCACTGCCAGACAAGAAGTACGTTCTGGACTATGAGTTCCAGGACACGAGTGTTACCTCTAGCTCTATCCCTGACAAGTACCAGGGCGTGATCCTGCTAGGGGCAATGGCAATTGCTGAGAACTTCACCGAAGGGCCCAGCACCGGAGAGTTCCGCAAACAGTACGACGCCGCGATGCGGACGGCGATCCAGGAGGATCGCTACAATTACGACCGCGAGACGTACTACGGGGTGAACGAAGACAGATCCGAAGTTGTAATGCCCTACGGGCGTAAAACCGATAGAAGTAGCATTTACTACACAAACCGAGCCGGGACTAAGTTCCCTAGTTGAGGTGACAAATGGCTGGACATGACGCCCTGCGGGGCATGACCCAGGAGCAGACTAGCGTCGAACTCGACGGCAAGTTTCTGCTCTTCAAGGACGGAGAGCCCTCTGACGGAGCTAGCGGTGACGTTGGCTTTGCCAAGGGCGCAATCGCAATCAATCAGGCAGGCACTGGCGCCAACGACCGCATCTTTGTGAACGTTGGCACTGCGGCAAGCCCAACATGGAAATACATGACCGCTGGAGGTTGATATGGCAGGTTCTAACGTACTGGCGCAACTCGGCAAGCCGCAGATGCACCCTGATTTTGAAGGCAGGTTCCTGCAGTTCGGCAGTGGTACTCCCACTGACGGCACGAGCAGCCCGCAGTTGGGCGCTGGTGTCGGCGGTCTGTATGTGAACACATCTTGCACGTCGGGCGCCAACGCGCTCTTCGTCAACACTGGCACAGCAGCCAACCCTACTTGGACTAACGTCACTGGAGAATCCTGATGTCTAACGTACTCGACAATCTTGGCAGGCCGCAGCAAGGCACGTCGCACGACGGTGCATTTTTCCTGGTCGCTGACCTGGGAACCTCTGCTCCCGCTACGGTAGCTGCTGGTTACCGTGGGTTTGGCAAGGGCGCAATTGCTGTGAACACCAGCACGGGTTCCCTCGACTCAAACAAGCGCATCTTGATCAACACTGGCACTGCCGAAGACCCTGTCTGGCAACCATTGGTGACCGCAGCGTAGTATGGCTGGACCGGCTAGACATCCTCACATAGCACTTCGTCGGTTCGACGGCAGGGGCGACAACTCCGACGACAAGTTGTTCCCGCATATCAGCTCGGCTCATGTAATTGCGCATGACGGCAGCATTTTCAAGATCAAACTGCTGCGTGCTAGGTTTGAGTTTTCTACTGACCTGTTTGATGCGACTGGCGAGTTCACGACTAACTTGGACACGTCGGAGGCGAACGCCATACGCGACAGAAAGCTGGTGAGCCTGTCGCGTATGAAGGGCACCGTTGTTCTAGCCGGTCATGTACCGTCTGCAAATGTCATTGGTATTGCTAACCTTGAGCAAGCTACTGGCCAGTCGTTGGATGTCAAGATCGTCCTGGGCGAGGGCAACGACACAATCACTGGCAGCAACGCCGTGCACAAGTTGGCCTTGGCTTTCAGAATGGTGCCACAGGAGATCGCCATTGACTGGTCTACTGAGTCCAATGAGCTAGGCGTGACAATTACAGGTCAAACTACAGAGCAGTTCGGCGGCAGCGGTGATCCCATACAGGAGACCGCTAGCGCCACGGCGGGCAATGATACTTAGAGAGGCAAGACATGGCTGAGAGCGACGAAAAGGTAGACACCACTGCAATCGAATCAAAGATGAACGAGATTTCGCAAACTCTTGCGCAAATCAGCGCTGAGTTGTCACAGATCTCGGGCTTGCTTTCGCGCACTCTGGAGTAATCGATGGCTTTCTCAATCCTTGCACATGACTTGCCTGGTTCAAGTTACACAGGGTTTTCTGCTGGGTCAGGCAACTACAGAAAAGAACGTGCGGTGCGACGTTTTTTGGTTGACGGCATAAATACGTTTGACCAGACAAGCCTGATTGCTGCGTTCATAAATTCAATTGACGACAGCTCAGGCAACGACTTGCACCCGCAAAGTCAATACACAAACGGCAACTTGCCAATGCAAGAAGTGACCATTCAAAAAATAGGCAACAGACCATTGGACGGCACCTCTAACGTCAATGGAGGCCTTTACGTAATCGAAGCTGTTTACTACTACGCGCTATGACTACAACAATTATCCATTCTGACGTAATCGGCACTAGCTACCAGCACAGCAGGTTCGATGCCACTAGGCTGAGAGCCACTCGCAAATTCATTGTCAAATCGACTAGATCTGACATTGACGACGAGAGTTCTAGCACTAGCACAACGATTATCGCTGATTTGTGTGCTACCACCTCCACTGTGAATGGTGTAGAGCAAACATCTTTGGGGCCGAGGTATGTGGACGACAAAGGCGATACTTCCAGTACGAATGAGATCGTGCACCCAAACAACAACTTTCTCCCCTTGCAGACAGTTCAAGTGCAGAAAGTCGGGGACGAGCGATACGTAATCGTGGCGGACTATTACATAGTGCCTGGTGTTGGTGGCGGTGGTCAGGCAACTGCTGTCGAGTTGCAACTGCGAGTAGAAAATTACGCCAAAAGAACATTCAAGTATGAAACCAGCGAGGGAGATGATGTTTGGCTTATCCCAGGTGGTCCATCTGACAACGAGCAGTACGACTGGGAAACTTTTGAGTTGCCAGATGGGGTTTCGCCAGAGTCTTTTGCCAGGGTGGTGATGATCCCATCTGTGAAGCTGCAGGTTCCTTTTGTAGCAATTAACAACCCTCTAACTGCTGCGGTAGCGCAAAAGGTAGGTGGTCTGAATAGCGAGCAAGTCACCGAGTTGGGTTCTGTTGCATATGCCGAGAGGTCAATACGGTTCGACGGCATACAAATGGATTCATATGGTGGTTACGAGACTTCTGGTGGGCAGACGTTCAAGTACAGGGGTTTCTATGAGTTCACAGCCAGAGCTGACAACTTCGTGAATTGGGTCGCAACGCCCATATCCAGTACAAATAAGTTCGGCATGAGACCTGTTCGCGAAGGCGTCCAGCCCGGAGCTGAATGGACTTATTCCAGTCTAGGTATCCCAAGCTAGGAGACTTCTTTTGGGATTCACATCTGACAATTTCCCTACATCATCTGTCTTGTCGCAGGAATTCAGAAACTTCTTGCGAGGCATGGCTGCTGACATCAACATGTTGATGAAGTACAAGCCTGTCTTGGACTCGATGTACATGGACATAGCCGGTGGCGGTGGGGCTTCTGGTTCTGGCGTGCCTTTCCCTGCCATGATTCTGGGCGATGGGCCAGACGACGGTGTCTACGAAATACAAGAGTTGGTTGCCGCACACAGCACAGATACTTCAGCAGAGGGCATAAACGCGCTAGCTTGCAACCTGTGGGAAACGCCACAAACGCCTGATTTCATTGTGCCTGGCGCTGGATGTCTAGATCAAATTTTTCCAGAGAACTCTAGTCTGGTAATCACGATACAAAAGATACAGCCGCCGACCTGTGTTCCGGTCTTTAAGGTTGATGAAACCATAGAAAACCCTGGACCTGCCAACGGATATCAGTATTTCTTTTTCTGCCCCACACCCCTGTGCGTGAAGTGCGGAGCAGAAGAGCAAGCTGTGTCAGAGGATGAAATACAAAGAAATAGTAGAGAGGGGCGTCAACGGGGCAAGCTGCTTGGCATATTCAGAGACAAAGTTACCAACGCTTTCCTAGGCGACCGTTCTACTAACAACAGATCCAGCAATAAGTCCAGTGGCGGTCAGAGCGGCGGGACATATTAGTGACTTGGCATCAGACCATATGGACACGCGCGAGAGCAGCGCACTATGACTATGGCTGTAATAGTCCAGAGTGCTGCTGGGGCGGCAGTTCAATTGACGATGACAAGCCCTGTTACTGCAGGAGCTGTTTTTGCAGCCCGATCACGGGTCCGGTTGGCACAGGTCAGACATGTCCCTGCGAAGCGCCTATTGTCGGTTGCCCTGCGCCATCCTGTGCTAATGGTTTGACCGGAGACACTCTGCCGTTCACTTACAATTTATACGTGAACTATACGTTTCCTGTGGGCTACAGAGACGAAGCAGCACAGTGCAACGAAGGGTGCATACCTTACGTTACCGATAGCGCGAATTGCCCTACTGGGACACAAACGTGCGGTGCCTGCATTTTGTGCCAGATGCCTATTATTAGGTACATTCCATCTGCAGGGATAGCAAATACGCATGGACCGTTTGAAGTTGGTCATGAGAGAACCGAATCTTGTGGCTATGCCGAATGCACACCGAATAACACAGGATGTTCACTGAATCCGAATTGCGAAGGCGGCACAAACTGCGAGTGCACATACTCCAGTATTACAGGTCCGACAAACGTCATTTGTTTCCAAGATGTTCGGGTTGTCGGTCCCGGCAACGCAGCAATAGTTTTTGAAAACCAGGCTTGTTACAAACAATGTCAGCCAGAGCCTTGCGAATACTGCTATGGAGATCCGGGACAATGTGACATACCGAGACTCCCGTTCAACACAGTTGCTGGCAGTGCAGAAACTAGCGATCCTGGTGCTGTTTTTAGGCATCCTCCTAAGCTGATCGGGGAGCGGGTTAGGCCAAGTTTTGTACCACAACTGTTCAACATACTGCGAAGAAAAAACAGAGAAGACCAGAATGTAAAGTTTCCAGGTCTGTCCAGTATTCCGTTCTCGAACAGTGAAGAAGAAACATTACAGACTGGTTTAGTGAACGCTCCGGTCGATGAAAACATTCTTGAACGTAACTTTTTCGGCAAGCTCAGGTTGAACCAGGACTACGTTCAGTCCATGCAGCCTGGAGAAAAAGCTGTATTTAGACAACAATCTAATCACACAGACACGGCAAGGCTAACACACTCTTTCAAAAAGTTGTCAGACGGCAACCTGGAGATTCAGACTCAAAGAATGTCGATAGAGAGAATAGGTGCGACAGGCAAAGACAAACGAATCAAAAAACGTGCGCACAACAGGGCCATGAAATCAGACCCTGAGTACAGGAGTTATTTCATGGACGATTGCCCAGATGGCCTCGTGGCGGGTGACATAGTTCACTCTGATGGATGGATACAATTTCCTGACATGGATGGCAACTTCGACGAATCACTCAACGGGGCGTACTACATCTTTGACCCTCGGGGCATATGTGTCACGCCAGAAGAGAAAGACTGCCCCACTGCAGTAACATTTAGAATTTCTGGTGGTGGATATGGGGCAAAAATAAAGTCCACCAATATGGGTTGCGTCGGGTGGGCCAATGGTCCTAGCAACCACAATCTTTGCGGTTGGGCTTGCACTCCTCCCAAAAGTGGAATCCACCCCCAAAACAACAGCAGCACTTACACTACTCACAACGAGTATTACTACAACTACAACACTGATGCCACGCAGCCACCCGACTTCAGATCTTTTGCAAGTGCTGGCATAGCAGCCGCAAACAGCGGAGGCTCGTGTGGAGTAAGCAGCAGCTTTGGGGGTCGTTCTTATTGCTCAGACAGAAGAGGTGAGGCAACAACTTGTGCCAATGAGGGCAATCCTACGTATGAAGGCGAAAGAGTCTTAGTGCACGGGAGGCACGACTTTTATAGCGCAGCAAACATATTGCTGACTGGAAGCCAGTATGGAGCTGGCGGAGCGTCAAGGGTCAGCGGGTTTCCCGCAAGCATACCCGCAACTTGTTGATACCAAATGAACTACGAAGAAGAACAAAAAAGAATACAGATGACCGGCGCAGAGCACATGCCACTTGAAGACGGTGTACTGCCATTAGATCCCTCTAACCCGTCAGGATTGTGCCGCACCTATGACGGTAGTCTCTCTCCGAAAGCCTCTAACGAAAGACCTCGTAACAGGGCTGTTGCGAACCATGGCAAAGAAAAAGACAAAAGGATGGCTCTTCAAATGGCTAACGCATCCATGAGATCTTTGATGGCAGCGTACGAATCAGAGGTTGTCGCTTCGAGGTGCGTCTTTAGCAGCGACGTAGACACGCAGGAATCTTTGCCAAGAAAATGTTCTAGGGGCTACTTCGACGGGACACCGATCTTCCAAGATTGCATGGGATGTAAGAACTTCACCCTGGGCCCAGAAATCATAGAGATCGAAGATCTGTGGCCAGATTCGGCTTTCACTAACTTGCTGAAGAAGAAAAGGGAGCTTGTATATCCGATGGCCAAGCACCCGCAGGACAGACCTGGGGGCAATGGATGGGTTCACAAACAAGCTAGCCTGGTAGACAGGAAAGGCGAGAAGACTGGCGGGTGTAGCAAATGCCAGCAGAAAAAACATCCGAAGAGATTACCGCAGGGCTCCACAGGCCTCGGTACTACCCTAGAAAGATTTTTCGGGTTGCTCGGTATCAAGAGTTGCGAGAAGTGCAAGGCGCGAAGAGACAAGCTAAATAGGATTTTCCCGTATGGCAAGAATCGGCACACAAAAAGTAATTAGCACAACGAGTCAGGAAGTCTTTGTTGACTCTGCCATTGTTGCTATGGCTGTTTGTAACACAGACGCCAGCAACGCGGCATTGCTGACGGTGTCGGTACAACCCAGGGAAGAAACCAAATCGGCTGTCAGTAACTTCCATGTGATATGGCGACAGCAAGTGGCTGCGAATTCGACCAGCACTCTGCAGTTCGACAACTACTCAATAACCTTAGACCCGTTACAGAAACTGCTCGTGGTGGCTGACAGGACTGTAACCTTCTACCTTGTTCAGGAAGCATAATGGCAATCACATACACAGGCACGAACGGACTGTTTACTAGGATTGGCAAGCTGGCCCAGGTAGCCAGCGTTGTAAACACGTTTAGGGGCACTTTGTCTAACGAGATAGACGATGTGTTTGCTGAGTTCACTTCGGGCACAGCCCCATTCACGCACCCAGACGGCCCTTTTGATGTACATCAAATAGAGCCCCTCACGATGCAAAAAGATTTTACCGAGAGGTACTTCTCTCAAATTGACGCTGCCATCCAGGGGTCTTTGATCAACATGATTATGGGCGCAGTCCGTGATGGCCTGAAAAAGCCAGCGAGCAACCTCAACGAAGCGTTTCATTTTCTAGTAGAGGACATGATTCTATACAGCGCTG